GTTTGATCTACGGAAAGATTTTTGAACCAGTAACTGCACCGAGCGTTTTGGATCCACGAGATCCACGCATGGATATACCTGTCTCACCTTTGAAGAAAGGAATTGAGAAGTATGGAAACAAGGCCGTTTGGCTTGATGCTGATTTAGTTGATCGCGTTTCAAAGCATATTACTCAGCTTTTTACAAGTTGGGAAAGTCACATGGTACCTCAAGTGGTATCATTGGACAAAGCGATCAATGGAGATCCTATGTATGAATTCGCCGATGGTATCGTTATGGATACTTCTCCAGGATTTCCTTACAATCAAAGAGAAAAAGTCAAACCAGGAAAGTTAGATCTTTTCATTGGTGAACCTGGGGCCTATATTATCCAAGATGCTGAATTGGCCATGCTTACGGAAATGCGTTGGCAAAACGCCTTACAAGGAAAACGAATTCCATCACTCTGGATCGATTGTTTGAAAGACGAACGACGATCTTTGGATAAAATTCGAGCTGGAAAAACTCGCGTTTTTACTATTCCACCATTGGATTTTACGTTGTGCTTTAGGCGATTAACACTCGCTTTCAGTACTACGTTTTATAAAAATGCTTTGAATTTTTTCAGCGCAGTTGGAGTGGATCCAGAGTCATATCAGTGGACCATTCTTTACAATCGACATGCGCGCGTTTCACGCGAAGGCTTTGCTGGAGATTATTCTGGCTATGATGGAAATTTGTCACCACAATTGATGATGGAATGTTGCGAAATTATCAATCGCTGGTATGATGACGATGAAGTTTACCAAGTGGCACGCCGCGTGATGTTTGACGAAATCATTCACACGCCACAGGGCTGCCTCAATCTCGTCTACATGACGCATATTGGAAACCCATCTGGGAATCCTTTAACTGCGATTGTGAACACGATTATCGATGCCATGTATATGCGATATACTTGGCTAGTACTGGCGCCACGCGACATGAAATCATTGGCTCATTATGAGGAAAATGTCGTTGACACCGATTATGGAGACGACATTATCGTTACAGTATCCGAGAAAGCTCGTTCTTTCTTCAACCCGGATGATATATCACGCGTTTTGAACAACGTTGGAATGACTTTTACAGCCGCCACGAAAGATCAAGGCGCACATTGGGAACGTTTGTGCGATCTTACGTTCCTTAAACGTGGATTCCGGAAAGGAGAATTGAAACGATGGTTACCAACTATGAATATGGATACCATCCAAGAACTCACCAACTGGATTCGACAGAGCGATTTTGTTTCGGAAGAAGAAATGACGCTGGAAAATTGCAATAATGCATTGCGTTTTATGTTTTTCCATGGGAAGAACAAATTCCAGCTTTTATATAAGCAAATTTCGGAACAATTGAAAGCCTTTGGATTGGCATCAAAGTTACACGATTATGCCTATTATTACGAATGGTTTTATGAAGTATCACATAAAGGAATTGAACCACAGGTTCTTCAAATGCA